CTTGCAAACAGGGGCGGGATTCCGCAAAGCGGGTGGAATAAGCAGTTCATGCGGTCGTGGATGATGTCGCGCGCCGGAACGATTATATCTTCGTCAAGCCCGCTGATCTTGTCTGCCGCCAGCCTATAGAAAATCGACCCATCATCGGCGACGAGTGGCCATACCCTGTTGGGGTCTAGCGGGTAGAGCGCATTCACAACCCCGCGCAAATCGCGCGACTTGAGAATGTAGGAATTCCCTCGGTTAAGCTTTGATAGCATCCAGCTTTCCCAAAACTGGATGCGGGTCTGGTACGGGTTCGGCTTGCGCAGAACCGGATCATAGGCGGGGTTTGGCGTCTCTAGCCAATTGCCGTCAGCGTCCCGCTTCACAAACTTTACGCGCAACTTCGCAATGTCCGACGCGATAAGCGTCTTGCAGGCGAAGTCAGCGTAGTAGGACATCGCCGCAGCATTGTCGACCACGACGTTGTGCTGCCACGCCCCCGCGTAGGACTCGCGGATGATCGGCCACCAGCCGCCGCGACCCTCGCTGACCATTTGCAGCGCCTTGCCCTTCGTTCCGGTGAAGGGAATGCGCCAGCCGAAAAGTTTCATCGGCGAGCAGACCTCGCGAGTTCGATCTCGGCCGCAAGCCGACGCTCGCCCCAGCGACCGTCGATCTCGATACCAAGCGCACCGGCCTGCTCGCGCAGGTCCGTCATCCTGCTCTTGCCGCTGAAATAACCGCCCTGGCCGTATGCAGTCACCGGCGGCGGCGCAGACCGCGCCTTGTTCTGCGCCACAAGCAACAGCGCATGGAGCGCGGGGGCATAGAATTCGTCGCCGGCCGCAAGCTTGCGGTGATTATAGGTCAGGCGCTTTCGCGCAATTAGCTTTTGCTGTTCCATCCACGCCTCCACATAAAAAGGGGCGGGCCAAATGGCCCGCCCCTCATATTGCTTGCTGATAACGGCAGTTTACGCAGTCGGGACGTCGCCGCCCCAATCAACCGACGTGAGATACGCAACAGCCGAAGCGCGAGCGCGCTTCCACGAAATCGTACGTTCCGCCCTAAGAGCAACGCTGTTGGTCTGGAACATCGAAACCGACGCCGCCGTGGCGGTGCCAGCCGTCGCGTCCATGCCGAGGCCGGTGGAACGCATCTCGATCGATGCCTCGCGGCTCATGTCGACGGACACCCCGCCCTCGTCGCCGAGGAAGATGTCCGACGCATTGACCAGAACCACGACATCGCTGAGGTGGTCGCTGACGATGACCGGGAAGCCGAACAGCGACCCGCTCGCCGAACTCCGATTGATATTCATCGACGGGAATTCGCTTTGGCCCAACGCGTTCGTCATCATCGCAATGGCCATTGCCGCACTGGTCGGCATAATCAGCACGCCATTGCTCGGAGGATTGTCCGCCTCATGGAATTTGGCGAACAGCGCGCGGAGGTCGAGGCGGACATCGTCCGCATCGTCACCGGACGAGACGATCGTCTCGGCACCGTTGGTGATAGAGGCCGGCTTCACATTCGCCGAGCCCGAGTTCGACGGATCGATGAACGCGACATCCAGACCCGCCACGATCGCCTGCACCAATGCATCGCGAACGATGGCATCGCTGTTCGGCGAACTGTAGCGAATGTTCTCCTCGGTCAGAACGCAGATATTTGCGATCTTGAGAGGAGTCAGCGTCGACCGGTCGAAGTCGAACGCGGTCAGCGGCTTGGGCTTGCCCTCGCCGACCCAGTAGGCGTCACCACCACCGGTCTGCGTGACATACGGCGTATAGAAGTCGAGCCGCCGCAGGCCGGGAATGCCACCCGTGCCGAACTTGCCGACAATGGTGGCCGGGCGCAGATACTCGAGGAACGCCGCAACCGCCGCGCCCTCCTGCGAGACCAGGTCGTAGGCCCAGTTACCGGACAACGTCGTGCCGGCAACCACCTCGTTGGCCTTGGTGATGATCCCGACGACCTCGCTGTCGGGGCCATACATGCGCTGCGCCATGACGAGTGGCGCCTCGCCGGCCAAACGGGCCGCCATCTTGACCTTCACGAGCCGCGTATAACCGATGCCGGGCTCGAGCTTCGGCGGAGTCTTGACGACGATGTGACCGCCGCGGGCCTCGCTCGCGGACTGCGCGTCGTCGGCCTTGATGACCGGCTTCGCCGTCTTGGCAAGGTTGGCCTCGAGTTGACGCAGGCGGACCAACTGCTTGTCAATCGCCTCAAGCTCGGATTGCAGGTTGTCGAACTGCTCATCCTCGGCCGCATCCATAGTGCGGTCCTCGGCAAGCGACTTCTGTGCAACAGCCTCCTGCGCCGCCTGGCTGGCTGCGCGCTTGGCCTCGAGAGCAGTAATCTGCTCTGCATAGGTTTTCATGTTAACCGCTCCGGGTTTCCACGATTTTGGAAAGCCCGCTGCGGCGGGATGGCTTAGTTTCACTACACGCGGCGGCCGTTGCTCCTTCAGGAGCGTTGCCGGTGAGTGGTCACTTTCGTTGTCGCTCAGGGTCCGAAGGTTTTCGTCGAGCGACTTAACGGTTTGAATGCTCGCGTCGGCATTGGCTGGAATGGTAACAAGCGAAAGTTCCAGCACCTCGCTTTCGATAAAGCGAAGCCCGCCGTCTTCCATGCGCGAGAATTCGAGTTCTCGGAAACCAATCGACACGCCGCGCACTAGCCCGAGCTTTACCTCGCCCCATGCGGTGTCGATGCGGTCCTTTAGCGGACCAGGCTCGGCCACCTTTGGCATAGTGGCCGTGAAGCCGATGCCGGCCTTTGTCGGCTTATCAAACTTGACGGTGCCAACCGGCATATCGCTGCGGTGATGCCAGAGTAACGGCATGGGGTTGGTGAACTTGACGCCGAGCGGCTCAACGATGTCGCCGACGCGATCGGGCGCGGGAGTGGTAGCAATCCCGGTAATTACCCGCTGCTCATCGCTCACCTGCTTGATATCAAGCAGGCTATATGCCCGATGCATCATAGTGATATGCCCATGAAAAGAGGGGCCGACCGTTCATCCGGGTCGGCCCCAGTCGCGGGAGGAACAAGCGGGGGCGCTCTTTCTTCTGAGCTACGGAGTCAATCCGGCCGGACTTGAACCGGCGCCCTCCCCCTAGCGGATTAGCCGACGACCTCGAGGCGGGTTTGCTCCTTCGCCTCGGCCTCATTTCGCGGCGCGGCCGGCAGCTGCAAAACAGTCGCCTCCTGACCCTCGATAACGTAGGTCAGCAGTTTGGTTTCCCCGTCCGGAGGAAATTCGAGCGCATCGTGGTGTGCGTGCAAAAGGTCGCGATTGATCTGCCGGAAGATGGCGGTTTTCGAGAAAGTTTTGTTTTCGCCGTACATTTCCACATTCTCGGCGAATGCCAACTCGGTGCCGGGCAGCACGCAAACGGCGGTGTCCGGCTCGCTCGGCGAGCAGAAACCGCGAGTGCCAACACCGAAGTTTTTCACCGTCAGCTTGTCGCCAACTGCAGCGGGACGCGACTTCAAGTGCATCAGGCTATAATCGCACATAGGTACGGCTCCACGTTTGGCCGCGCCCATTGCGCGGCGAGGTCGAACAGCGCGAGGATGATGCCGAGGATGGCGGCGAGGAGAATCACGTTCAGGGGGCACTCAGCGCCACGAGTGCGCCATCGGCCTGCTCTGGGTAGATCGTCAGCGAGCGTATCTGTGCGGTGCCTGAAAAAACTATCTCGTCTATCGCCGTCGCGACGGTCGCGACGCAGGTCGCGATGTTGTCGCCGTTCAGGGACGCCGACAACTTGGTTGCCGAGAGAGTGAACGCCACTTTGTTGACACCCTCGACCACTCCGGGCGCCTCCGAATCGGAGACGTTTGCGACAAAGTCCTTGACAAGGACAAAATTACTAAGATTGGTCCCGCAATTCATGTATAGATCAGTGGAAAAATCAGCAGATTTGATGGCTTCGCATGAAATGTCACCGTTTCCAGTTGGCGAATTGAACGTAAATACCAACGTGCTGCCGCCAAGCGCCGCCGCGAGTGCCGCCCCAACCAAAATAGGCGACCCGGAAATTATTCCATTAGAATCGATATCAGTTGCCGGATTAAACGGCCCCCAGTTGCCGGGGTTCTGTCCAACCAGCCCGCCCACAGCAACAACAGTGGCGCCGTCCCAATACAATCCATTCATGAAATCGGCATGAGTTAGTGCTCCGTCCGGCACCCACTCCGGGGTGGTGTCATAGGTCTGATCTGCTGCCGCCGCCTCGGATTCCGTGAGCCAAACCGTCATGCGGTTTTTCACACCGGTATCTTCCGTATCGGCCGCGGCGGCTACATCATAGGTCGGCCATACGAGAATGCGGTTCTTCCGGCGGGCGGTGTAGACGGTCATACGAACAGCATCCGATATTCGGGCTCCCGCTCCTGCTTGTGCAGGACAAGCGGCGATATGGCATTCACCAGCGCGTCGATGCCGTCGATCTTATTCGGGCTCATCGCGCTTTCTTTGATCGGCAAAATCGTCTCATCCCGGCGGCGGGCAACGACAACGTTTGACGCCATCCAATTCATGACCGGGTTGCCGTCGTGCCGCAGCCGCAACGGCCCGCCTTTCACGCGCGCCTCGATCTCCTTGCAAGGGTCGGTCGTCGCCGACGCCTTCTTGTGCAGGACAGTCGCGATGGGCTTGTCAGGCGTAGCGTGCTTTTCGTTCAGCCTCGAGGCCATCGCCTGCGCCGCGGCAAACTGGTCAAACGTTATCGCGCGGACGCTGAAACGTTTCAGCCATTCCTCGATCTGTTCCTCGACCTCGTTATGGTCCACCCAATCGCCGGGCGTTAACCGCAAGTGTCCCTGCGTCGACCACGTCCGGTATGGCGCCGGGCCGCGCCCCTCGGCGTGCTTCGGGTCGGCCAGGACCTCATCGGGCAACCAAAACACAGGCTTACAAAGAAGCCGGCCGCTCGTGTCAATCGCGGCCAGCACGATCGCCGTGATATCGTTTTTGTCAGCGAGGTCGGCACCGACATAGCAGTCGAGGCCCTCAAAGTCTGACCACGCTAGCGTCGGGTCGGCGCATTCCATCCATTGCTGCTGGTTGAGCCAGGCCGACGCCGAGGACATCCAGACGTTGAGCCGCTTAGTCTTGAATTCCCCCTCGTCGCCGGGCGAGACCTTCGCATCTGCAGCATAGGCCCGCATAGACTCCAGCGAGGGCGTAATCCCGAGCATGGGGTTGGCTTTCACCCATACCCGCTCATTGAAGGGGTCGTCCTTTTCGTCAATCGTGAAAATAACGGCGAAGAGGTGGTCTAGCTCGATCACGCCCTCGAGGACCTTGACCGCGGCCGACCGCTGCTCGTAACAAACCCCGTTGGTATTATAGCCCGCCGTGGTGATTATCCAGAGCAGGGGATTTTTCCGGGCGCCAAAGCTCGACCGCATCACGTCGAACAAGCTGCGGTCGGGGTGGGCGTGCAACTCATCCAGCATGACGACGTGGGGATTCCACCCGTCCTGCGTTCTGCCTTTCGCGTTAATCGTTTGAATAGTCCCGCCATTCTGGCGACACGTCACCGCCCGCGCCCAGGGCTCAAGTTCGAAAGCCTCGCGCAAGTCCCCAGTGCGCTCGACCATCCGCTTCGCCGGTACAAATACCTTTTGAGCCTGCTCGGCCGTCGTGGCGCCGATAACTATCTGCGGGCCGACCTCCTGCTCGCAGGTCAGGCAATAAAGGGAAACCGCAGCTGAGAGGGTGCTCTTTGCAAACTTCCGAGCGGCCTCGATATAGACCGTACTAAATCGCCGGCCGCCGTCCGATTTCCGCCGCCATCCGAAGATAGTCGTGAGCAGGAAAATCTGGACCGGCTCAAGCTTTATGGTAGGCGTACCCCACGTGCCTTCAACGTGGGGCAACTTTTGAATGAAGTCACAAACGTCATTCGCGCGTTCGGCGTTGTACTCGTATTCCCAATTAGAGCGCCGTAGGTCGCGTAAATGCCTCTCACAGGCTAGCCGGCATAGGCGACCCGCTAAAACCTCACCAGCGGCCACCCTACGGGCATACAAAGCGCCTTGCGAGGAATAATCACCCTTGCTTTTTGAACTTGCCATTTCGGACGAAGGGGTTTTCTTTTGCGCCGGCGGAAACAATCATGCGCTGCGAGGCGGGCGTGTCTGTGAAGTTATTCGCGTAAGTCAGATAACAGTTCAGCATGGACGGAGTCGGGTGAGGCCCCTCCTTCCAAAGCCGGATCATTTTGGCCTCGAGCTCGCAGTACTGCCGCAGCGCCTCCTGGCAGCCGTCGACCTTCTGGCCGCGCTGCCGATAGCGTTCAACCTTAGTCACCCAAATCTGCTTGCCGGAGTCGGTCATGTCGGCCGGCGGCGGCAGGTCGTCCGGATCGGGCCGGCTCAGGTGGTTGGGATATAGGTCAACAACGGAGCGCTCGCGATTGAGCCTATTTGTGCCGCGCAATGCCTTGACGTCGTCAGACACCTTGCCGGGCATCACTTCCAGTCCTCGGCGTGGCCCTCGGTGTAAGCCTTCTCGATCGCCCGGTATATTCGCTCGATCAGTTCCGCCATGTCCTCGGGCTCTACATACGTGCCACTGATCTGGCACCAGTCAACGACCAGGTTTTCAGCAGCGACCCGGTGCGGGACATTCATCGGCCTAGCCCACTTTCCAAAAATTGCCCCCCCAAAAAAATGACCACGGCGCGGTTATTCTTTAGGCGTGTCCAAAACATAATCATCCCCCCCCTCGCCTACCGAAGGAATCCTCGGCCGCCGTGACGCGGCTGTGGCATCGCTTGCACAACGCGATAAGATTTGAAAATTCAAGTCGCAAATCCGGGCGCGATCGAACTCGTTGAACGTGATGTGCTTCGGTTGCTGGTGCTGTGCAGCCCAAGTGCATGCAACGAGGATGAGCCCGCAGGTAAGCGTTGCGTACCACATACCAGTCTCGGTCATACCCTCTGGCCTGTGAGTTCGGGCGCCGCTTGTCTAGCGCAGCCTTGCGTTCGCGCTCAGTGGACTGAGGTAGGAGGGATGGGGGCTTGCGGGCCATCGTCTTCTGTGGTCATGGCAGCAAAGGCCACGGCCATCATGTATTGATATATCTCGGCCAAGAGGAACGCTTCCCTCTCAACGGCGTCGAGATAGAGCTTGCGGTAAGCAAGCCATGCTTCCATATGATTTTGTCAATGCGTTGCTGGGGGCGGCGTCTTGTCGGGCTTGGCCTCGACCGCTCACACCTGGGTGCCGGATGCGGGTACGCCATGGCGCCGGCCTTAGACGGGGTACTACATATAGCTATTCGTACCCTATGTCAACCCCAACACTTCGGCGTCTCACCATTAGTTAGTTGGGCACAGCCGCACCTAAAACATCGGACAATAATACACCCAGAGCCGGGATGTATGGGGGTATTTCGCCAATCATGGCCCTCGTGGTTGGCATTCCAACGATTTTTAAGCGGGCGACCGCGCGAATATAATTCTTGTTTTTCATCATCCGTTAGCTCTGGCTCGGCCACTCGTGACCTAAACCCTGGGTCGGACAATCGCCTGCGAATTATTGCTAGTTTTGCGTCCAGTGACATGGCGTCTCCTTCCAATCGCCTCAATTGCCGCAGCAACTCCAAGCCTGCGATTTTCTTTTCGCATCGCAGCGGCTTCTTTGATAATATCTTCCGGCCAGCCCCACGCAACTGTGTGACCGTGTTTAAAAAATCGCACGGCAACGTGCCTGAGCCTGTGCGCATATGAGCCTAGAGCCCCATGCGCGACGCCGAGAATGTCCTCTGCGTCTTGCGTAGAAATTAACGTAATCACACCGCCTCCACCATTTCCGGTTCTAGCAACAGTGGCACCATTCTGCCGAACAGATCCAGTTCTACCCCGACTTTCCTAGCCTTATCGTTCACGGAAACCACGCTTCCGAACAATCCGGCAAAGGATAGGGGTTCAAGAATTCTAACGTAGGAACCAACTTTCAGCGTGATCGGAGGTCCCTTTGGGGAATTAGCACCCGAGAGCTCTACCTCCTTTTCCCGCAGATGTTTGATTATCGCGTCCGGTACAGGTACCGGCCTTTCGCCTATGGTCAGTAATCGCAGGACGCCGCGGGTATCGTTGATTTTTCCCCAGCGCCAATCCTCGGCGGCGACGTCGAACCCCGCGAACACGTAGCCTACAAGCATCGGCCTCAGCACGATCCGGTGCCTGTGCTTGTTGACCCGAATGCGCTTGGGCACCTTGGGGTCGAAGATATCAATCAGCTCGGAGCGCAGGGAATTGGCCACCTTGGCCTCCTGCTGGGGTTCGACCTGCACTACATGCCAACGCCTTTGCAGGTCGCAGGCCGGTTCGAGCGGACGAAACGCCGTCAGGTATGGGCCGATCGGGTGCAGCTTATCGTCCCGAATTTCCCCGCCGATCTTGCGCTGCAACCACCGTAAGGCGGCGTTGGCGATAGGCCCGATTTGGTATGTCATGCTGCTGGCGGTCATTTCTCAGGCAGTGGCTTGAGTTCGTTCTGCGGCCTGGTCCGCGGGGGCGAGCGATAGTCGTTGCCCACGTCAGGGCTCATTCCTTGCCGGGGGCCGAATTTCTCGGCGGGGGCCTTATGAACCCCATTTTTCGCTCGCTGTTGTTGAAATGGCGACGTGACCCAGTTCCTCCAGGTCGCGTGCCAGTCGGCTTTCAGCCAATTATTGGCCTTGGCGTAGTCTGCAAAGCGCTGTTCTTCGGTGGCGATTTTGTTGTCGTCCCAGCCATGCTTGCGGGCGTGCTCAATGTCGACTGGGTCTAGCATCCAGCCTTGGGGAAGGTGTTGCTTAGGGCTTGGCTTCCTACCCCGTTTTGGCTTCCCGCTTTCCTGTGCGGGCGTAGATATAGAATCTTCTTTAGATTCTATATCTACTCTAGACTCTAGAATATAAGTATTGGGTGACCCATGCTCATCCCCATTGGGTGACCCATTGGGTGACCCATTGGGTGACCCATTGGGTTTCCTATTGGCCCACCCTTTGGCTGCGGCCTCTGCTCCCTTTTGGGATTTCTCGTGATCTCTCACCATCCTACGGGAGAAAACGACCCCGTTGTTCGTGCTAAAAACTTGGTGTTTTGCTAGCTCGAGGAAGGCGTCTTCAACCTCTCGTTTTGACGACCCAATTACCCTCGCCAATTCCTCTAATTTTGGCGGTTTTCCATTGATTGTCAGGTGGCCATACGGTTCGCTTTCGTGCATAATGGCCAGCATATCGGCCCACAACCCACGGGCGGCCAGCGAACACATTCTAACGCGAGGATCGCCGCGCCAATCCGAAACAAAGAATTTCAGGAATGGGCGCTTCACGTTCACGCCTCGCCGCTCCACCCGACGATCATGGCGTCGGCAATTGCCGACTTTAGGATGGGGATTGGAACGGGGCATGAAACGGTTACATACCCCCGATTTTGCGCCCTCTTTGCTGGGTACGTCTCAACCCACTGCTGACCGAATAGGCGCCATGCACGCTGCAACGTTTGCGTTGGAAATAGGTAGCAGGTCTGGCTGGGAATGAACGCATAGGCGATAAAATCGCACGCCAAGGGTTTTTGAACCCAGCCCGGAATTCTGCGGCCCTCATCAGACCACCTCTCGAGCAATATGTCGTCCCAATCCCTTTCCCTTACCTTTTCGTCAATGGTTAAAGTTCGGCCGCAACTGAGAGTGAGGACGCGATCTATGCCTCCCCGCTGCGCCCAGCCGTCATCCCGAACAGACACCGCCGACACGAGGCTTGGAAACGCCTGCCTGTAGACTTCAATCCACCATGGCGCGTCTGCTTGGTGATGCGATCGCGCCAAGCTCTCCGCAAAACTATGCAACATCGGCCTGATTGCCCCGTGCATCCCATCCTGATCTGGCCTTACCCCTGCAAAACAGTTCTACTTTGGGTAGGGCGGGGTAGGCTCGCTCGATCATTTCGTAATAATAATCCGGCTTGGCGCTGTGCTCTCCTCGTCGTTGGCGATGCACTGAGGGCGGGCGGTTGGCTGGCTCCGGGGGCGGAACCTGCCCGCGCTTCGCAATTAGCAAAAGTTCGTGTTGATTCCGCGCATGATAACCCATGCCAATAAGTTCTTTGTCCCAAACAAGGTTTGTACGATAAACAAACCCCCATGCGGTAATAACTTCCATGCATTCGGCAAGCTTGGGTGCCGTAGCCCAGAGAAACAGGACCGCGTCGTCTGTTGCAAGATCGGAGACTGGCATTTGGCATATTTCCTCCAGCGTCATCGTGGGATAATGATTTTCGATCGCCCTATTTGTTGCGCCAATAGGGGGGTTTTCGTACTGCCAAGGCGGGTCGGCGTATATGATAGGAAACCGTATGGACGTATTCAGGTCGGAGTTGCCCTTAGAAATTTCGACAAGTCTGGCAATTCTTTCGCTGCGGTCAGATTCAATCTTTACGGTGCGCTGAACCGCCTCCCTAGTACGAGCAACGCTAGCCTCAAAGTCCTCGTCCGATAGCAACCCGAGCGCCCTCGCTTGCTTTGCGAGATTCTTATCTATGCCCTGTGAGGAGAGCGTCGGGCGATCGTCTAGGATCGGGGTATTGGATACCCCGATCTTTTTAGGGCCAGGCGGCGCCAGGCCGACCGTTTCCTTTTGCGCTTGGCGCAACTGATCGAGCCTGCGCGTAGCGCGCATTCTGATCTCGACCGCGTCTGCCTCAAGGTCTTTGTTTTTGGCTTGGCGCGCATAGGCGGCCATAGCGACCGCTTTGTCCCGTATGTCTTTTGCCTCATCGACGGCCTTTGCTTCAGCTAGAGCTCGGCACGCCGCATCGTATCGAATTAGGTTGTTGCTCATTGTTCACTTCGGCTCCCACCCCGGCCCGCCACCTGCCATCCGCCCGCGGATTAATCTGTAGGCCTCGGCGACGGAGCCCCATGCGTCTGCCGTGGCGTCGTAATCGTCCCGCGGCTGTTCGCCCTCGCCCCTTTCTTCCTGCGAGTGCGTCGGCGGCCCCTCTGTGAGAGTTGCTGCGTCAGCGGGCGAACAGCCGCGGATCATGTTGGGACGTTCGCGAGCCAGTGCTTTGTCCCATCGTTTGTCGACACGCTCGGCGCGATCGTCCTTGTTGTTTTGGCTTGGGTCGTCGTCGAACAGTTCCAATTCGTGCATGTGTCTGTAAACCGTGGCGTGGTTTCGCCTGATGTGTCCGGCCCTCCACAGCTCCGAGGTGATTTGCTTTGGCTTTCGCCCCTCGCCGTGCAGCCGGCAGATCAGCGCGTCTTCTTCCGCGGAGAATTCCTTTAACTCGCTGCTCATGGTTCTCCCGGTTGCTTAAATTCCACGCCAGCGTGCTTTAGTATGGCTTTCAGCGCCGAGACGTCGGCGACGGTCGGCTCGTCATTCACCCCAAGCAGTCCCCCGATTTTTCTAATTGCATGAAGGACGGTCGTATGGTCGCGACTAAACTTGCGCCCTATCTCCGGGAGTGTCCGCTTAGTTGCCTCTTTAACTAAATACATGGCAATTTGTCGCGGATACGAGATTTTGTCGCCGCGCCGGCATGAGAAGATATCGTCGCATGTTATGTGAAAGTATCGGCAGGTGGCGTTTATTATTTTGTCGGCGGGGGTTACGGGAACTGTCCTCCTGGGCGGCGCGCCTGTTAGTTCCGCCTGCGGTTTGTTGGAAAACTCCCGTTCCCAGGCTTCCTCCATCTCGGCAAAAAGAACTGCCTTGGCGGCAGCGTCAGCGGCAGCGGTCCACGCGCGGTTTTTGGCCTCCCGTTTAATTCGAATCTGGAGAAAGTCCCGTTCCCTTTGCTTCCGCACGACAAGCCGCGAACGCGCCAGCACCTCTTCGGCCGTTTTCAGTCTACGTACGCCATAAGCGGTCTCGGGATCAGCGAACTGCATTGTTGACTCCTACTGTTTGCTGCACTGAACGATCGCTCCACTGACGGGAATTGCGCTCGTGCATACTGGCCCTTATGGGTTTCCACCGCAGTTCTAACCCAAGTGCCTTTCCCCATCGCAGAAGAAGTTCGAAGCTTGGCACGCGGGTCCCTATCTCGAACTTGTTATAGTCCTGAGGTTGGAAGCGAATTCGTCTGGCTATTTCGCGTTGAGTTAGCCCGAGCCTCTCCCGCTCGTCCTGCAATGCCCTCAACAGGGAATATCGCGGTGTTTTCTTTTGCTTTTTTCGACGCAGGCCAAACTCGTATGCCTTTCGTCTGATCGATGCCGCGGAGTGCCTCGGAAACAGGGCGCAGAGAGCGTCCGTAGCGATGTCTGTACTGTACTTTTTGCGCAGGAGCACCACCTCGGACCCAAGCCAGTCGTGATGAGACCGGCGCACGACTCCCATGCGTTCAGCCTTCAGCCTGACCTGATTACGATTGCGGCCAGGCAGCGCATGAAGTATCCCTATCCATGGCGCACCGGGATATAGGCTGCGCACCGACGCCATTTCGCTCGCGGTCCAGAGCTTCATGGGCGGCCCAATCAGTCGAGCATCCCGAGCGCGGCCATATATGTCGCGAGGATTTCCTCCTGCGCCTTTCGGTCCTCGGGGGTTTGCTTTCGCAGCCGAATGATGGTCCGCAGCGTCTTGCCGTCGAACCCGCTGCTCTTGGCCTCGGCGTATATGTCTCTGATATCCGAGGCGATTGCGGCCCTGTCGCTCTCGAGCGCCTCGATGCGGTCGACCACCGATTTCAGCTGATCGCCGCTCGTGTTGTGTCCGATGGGGGCCGGTTCGTCGTTCATTTTGCTTTCCTCCGCCAGATTTTTGCTCATTTGGGACACACAACCTGCGACATATTGTATATAACTTTGGTTATAGTGGTAAAAGTTCCTATGCCACCTCAACAGCTTAGGGGAAATTCACAACAGATTCATGGGGTTAACGCGCCTGCTGTAAGGGCATATACCTACTTGTCATTTGTGTGTCATCATGGTGATAGTACCAATCAGGGCGACGTTAAGTCGGGAGGCTGGCACAACCATGGGCGTCATAAGCCTTGATTATGAGCGTTCACGCCGATTTTTATCGACAGCCGGGGCGGGTCGTGGTACATCTACCGGCCATGCGGCGCCATCGGGCCAATTGTCCGAAAACCGCTGCATCACAGCGGTTAGTCTACCGACCGTGATGTCGGCTCCGGATTCTATCTGTCCGAGCCGCTTCCAGTCGTTTAGCACTAGGCCGGAAACGGTACTCAATTTTAGACCCCGGGCCGCGCAAAAGGCGTGGGCAACGGCCAAAAGTGCTTCGGTCCCCATCATGCTTGGAACTTATGCGGTAGGAAAACCAGATTTGTCAACGGTTTTTTTAAACAACCCACAAAAACAACCAATCGGTTATCCTGACGCCGATATGGAACTATCGGAACTATTGAAAATCGTTGAGCGCCTGCTCAAGGAGCAGAACCTCAGTGCCCACGAGGCATCGATCCGCGCCGGCCACCCGTATGTCATCCAGAACATGCGCCGGACGGTTAAGCAGGGCCGGACACGCCCTCGGCCCAAGCAGGAAACGCTGGCCGACCTGTTCCGCGTACTGGGTGAGCCCCCGCCCGGGGTGTTGGTTCCCGAGCCGCCACGGCCCGCCAACAGCCTGTCTGACGCAGACTGGTGCGATGCTCAGGCGGCCGAACTCGAGGCCAAGGCCAAGGAATATCGCAATGCCGCCGCAATAATTCGGCAACGGCGAAAATCTGGTTAGGATACCAAAAAACCGCTTGACGCGGTAATAGTACCTATGCGATAAGCCCTCCATCGTTCGGTTGGTGGAGGGTAAAAATGGACGAGCCAGATCGGACTACCCGGTACGTGGCCAGGCTCGACGCTCACCTTGCCGCGCTGCCCGGTCACAGCGAGCGTTCCCGGTTTTTGGCGCGGGAACTCGACACCTGGGAACAGCTGTATACGCGGTTCGTGCGCGGTGACTTGTCCGCGCTGAAAGACCCGCCGACCGCCTACGACTACTTCCTCACAATCGCACATCTGGCCGACCGCCTTCACCGCGAGCAGGAGGAAAACCACCCATGCATGACCCCGTAGCCAACCTGCTGCTGCTGGCGCTGATCGCCTGCTCGGGCGCAGGTGTAATCACCGCAGTTGCTCTGCTTTCCACCATGTTTCCAAGGAGACGACCCAATGACGACCACCCACGCTAACGCGCTCCTCTATATGACCGGCTTTGCAATAGGGTTTGTAGTGGTGGGGATGGCCCTTTTGTTGGCGGCACAGTGATGCTGGAGCCCGCACAGATAGTCCGCGCGGCCCAGATATGGGTTTGCGATACGTGTGGTGGGGAGGACCACAAGTCCTGTGGCTGTAATTCAACCGCCCGGATGCAGGCACTCCAAGTCGCGGCAGCGAGACATGCAGATCGGAATGAGCGCGAAAGACAGCGCATTAAGGCAAAAAGGGCCGCAGTTGTTGGCAACGCAGACGTTGAAAATGTTGAAGAAAAAAATAGAAACCACATTGCGGCGTGGGCCAAGGATCGGGCGGCAGAAGACCCCGACATAAGCGTAAGCTTTCCGCGCCATATCGCAAAATCGAACCAGCGGTCGGCTATTTTAATGAACTGTCACGCGGCAACACGAATCGCGCGAGAGGAGCTTGCGAACTATGAGGGACCGGTTGATGCCGAAATCCGGCGCGCATGTAGGCAAACTGCCGAGGCGTGGACTCAACTTGCAAACAAACTAGATGGGAGATGATTATGAAAAGATACTACCACACTTTTCGTCGGATTATGCCCGACGGAACTAAGTTCGAAGTGAAGGCACTCGTCAAACACCCGCGAAGAAAGGTGGAGATCGAAGTCGAAGAGGGCGACCTTGTCGAGGCCATCCGGCGAGATGGGTTTGCTGACGGACAAAACTGTGCCGGCGCTGTTTGTGTGTGCCGCCCAAAGCACAAGAAACTGTTTGATCATGAGGTTTCGGCGTTAGTCGATTGGTGGCACTCCCGGGTGTTTCTGAGTGCGGGTCGCCAGAGGAATGGGGTCGCTATTTGCTACTGCTATGCTCACTACGACACAGTCGAGGCGCTCTTTGATGGCGGTCGATCTGCGCTGCAAAAACTGCTCGGACGGATTCGAAAGAGTGGGCCAATTAAGGTTACGCTATACCCAATCAAGAGGGGAAAAAATCCGCGCACCGGAAAGACCAATCGCCCGAGCAGGACCCGTGGCACTAGCGGCGAGGAACGCAAACCTCGAAAGGGAAACGAGTTGCGACTTTGGAACTACCTGAAAGCGCACCAGTCGGCGGCAAAAACAGCGCAGGGGGCAGCAGCGTGACCACCGCCGCCCCCGGCATCTACGTCAACTTTCCGATTGACGACTACTACCGCGACCCGTGTCCGGCGCCGAGCCTGACGCAGTCGCTGGTCAAGATGCTGCTCGACCGGTCGCCGCTGCACGCTTGGCATAAGCACCCGCGCTTAAATCCCGATTGGAAGCCTGCCGATCCGACAAAGTTCGACCTTGGCAATACCGCTCACGCCTTGCTGCTTGGCCGCGGCAAGGAAATCGCCACGCTGCCATATGACGATTGGCGCACTAAGGAAGCTCGAATTGCCCGCGAGGAGGCTAGGCAAATGGGGAAGCTGGCCGTGCTCCTCAAGACTCGCAAGCGCGCCGGGGAAATGGTCGTCGCGGCGCGCGAACAGCTTGCGCTCCGCGGACTTGGCGGACTGCTCGGCCATGGTGACGCCGAGGTCATGCTGATGTGGAACGAGGGCGCGACATGGTGCCGTCAGCTTTTGGACTTCCTATCGACCGACAGGCTGACCGTTGTCGACTACAAGACGACCGAACTCGCCGCGGCACCCATGGCTGTGCCGCGAATGATGGTCAACGCCGGCTGGCAGATACAGGCGGCCATGGCCGACCGCGGCCTCGGCGTGCTCGACCCCGAGCGGGCGGGCCGGCGCCGCTACCTATTTGTCGTGCAGGAGGCCGAGCCGCCGTATTGCCTGAACGTGGCTGAGATCGGCGAGGTCGCCCTGACGATGGGCGCCAAGATGGTTCAGCGGGCGGTCGACTTGTGGGCCGAGTGCCTCGCCACCGATCGCTTCCCCGGCTATCCCGCCGAAATACTGCAGCCCGAGTTTCCAACCTGGGCCGAATGGCAATGGCTCGACCGCGAGGTGCGGGAGGACGAACTCGCCCGCCGCAAGGATGAGGGCGAGCCGCTCGGCGGATACCCGCGGGCGGCCTTCAATATTCTGGCTGGGGGCTGACCAATGAACGCGCCGCAACGATCTTTCGTCGCCAAGCCGGCGACCCGCGACCGGGTGCCGCTGCTCGTCGGGCTCATGGGGCCTTCGGGTTCCGGCAAGACTTTCTCGGCGTTGCGGCTCGCAACCGGCATCCAGAAGGTCGCGGGGGGCGACATCCACGTCATCGACACCGAGGCGAAGAGGGCGCTGCACTATGCCGACCAGTTTTCTTTCAAGCATGTCCAGTTTGTGCCGCCCTTCGGCTCGGTCGACTACCTCGAGGCAATCCGGCAGCAGGTAGCGGCCGGCGCCGGTGTCGTCGTGGTCGACTCTATGTCCCATGAGCACGAGGGGCCTGGCGGAATGATCGACCTGCACGATCAAGAACTCGACCGCATGGCGGGAAACGACTTCGGGAGGCGGGAGCGCGTTAAGATGCTGGCGTGGCAGAAACCCAAATCTGCCCGCCGGCATCTTATCAACGGGCTGCTGCAGCTGACCGCTAACTTTATCTTCTGCTTTCGCGCCAAGAATGTCGCCAAGCCCGTCAAGATCAACGGCAAGACCGAGGTCGTGCCGCAAGGCTTTATGCCAATTGCCGGCGAGGAATTCCTGTTCGAGCAGACCGTCAATTGTCTATTGCTGCCGAACAGCAAGGGTATTCCGACTTGGCAAAGTGAGAATATGGGCGAGAGGCAAATGATTAAATTGCCGCGCCACTTCGAAAAGATATTCGCGGACAGCCGGCCGCTCGACGAGCAGACCGGCCAAGCTCTCGCCGAGTGGGCGCGGGGTACAGCGGACCCTCCCCCGCGACCCTCGGTGGAGCAGGCGGCGGGTGAGTTGGGTGGCTCGCCCGCCGCCACTCTTTCAGTAGAGGACATGGCACGAGAGGCGGCCATGCGAGGCCGCACCGTTTTCGACGACTTCTATAAAAACTGCAACACGGAGGAAAAAACCAAGATCAGGGCTATCAAAACTGAACTAACGCCATTGTTCAACGCGGGAGAGTAGCAAATGTCAATGATCGAAACACTGTCCGGCAGACGCCGGAAGACGAACGGCCACGACGAGCCGCGCGACCTTGAGCAGCCGCCCGTCGTGTTTGCACCCAAGCTGTCCCCGGCCTCGCGCGAGTCTGTGCAGATTGCGGCCCTTGAGGCCGCCAATCGGCAGACCGAGGTCGAGTACCAGCAGGAGATTGACCGGCTGCGGTCAGAGGCGGCGGCGAAGGTCGGCGGGCTCGAGCGGCAGGTCTGTCGCCTCGAGGCCGAGCTTGACGTCGCGCAAGAGACGATCGCCGCGCAGCGGAGAGAACTTGACCAGTTGCGTGCCGACGTCCACGGCACCAAGGCGCGGGCGGGGATGCTAGCCAACAACCTTCTCGAGCTCATGCAGGACATCAACAAGGCGTTGCCAGACAAGGCGCCGCCGGTCGATCCCGAAACCCTGCTGCCCGGCATCGTCGCGCCAGCACCAGCCGCCGAGCCATGATCCAGCTAATCACATTCATGGTGACGCTCTTTGGAGTCCCGCTACTCGTGGGACTCCTCTTCACCTTTCAGGACGAGCTCGGATGGATGTGATGGAGGTTCATCCGCTCGTGGTCTTCGTGTTGTTTTGGGGACCACTCTGTCTTGCCGCCGCGGCCGTTATCTACTTCGCGAGCAGGCCGCTGTAACTAACCCAGAGTTTGAACACAAAGAGACGACGAAAGTTTGAACCATGAAACAATATAAAATTGTTGAGGCGGTAGAAGGGGGGTTTCTGGTTTATCCGGGTCCCACCCCTCCCTACGAGATCGGGGTGCCGATCTTTGCCTGTACAACGCTCGATGAGGTTCTGGTGTTCATCAGATCCAAGTTCGAGGGCACAAACTAGACGAGAATTTGGATGGTTACGCCAACGCAGCGCTACCACAACGCCAGATGCAAAGCCCGCATCTTGGATCGTCGAGAGTTTGAACGATTCATGCGCGATGGCGGCTACTGCGAGGGCACCCGCGAGCAGGAATGCATGATCGATGCGCTGCGTCTTGCGTATGAGGCCGGCGTTCGAGACGGCGCAAACACGGAAAACCCCTAAGACGAGTCTCTTGACATGAAATGTCGGCTGAAGTGCGAGAAGCCCGAGGCGATCGAATACACGCTGACGATCACCATGATGGCCAATGACTGGGAAAGGCTCCGCGATCAACTAGGAAAAGTTGGCTACACGTCTTGGCCCGCAGATGAGTTGTGCCGACAGATAGCCGACTTATTGGCGCAGGCCACGCTATTCTCCGTGTCTTCCCAGGCCTGGGTCGCAGCACCCGGTCGGCGGCACTACGAAGGCACGGAGTAAACCGAATGACCGTTCACACTATAGGCAATTCGGCCACAATCCACCTCGGGGACTGCCGAGAGGTGCTCGCGGGCATTCCAACTATGCGAACCGTCGTGGATGCCATGCTAACCGAGGCCGCCAGGATCCTGAAACCGGACTGCTGCTGCTGCTGCTGCTGCTGCTGCGGCGGCGGCGGCGGCCCGCGCCCGACCTTCGCGTGGGTGGCGAATAGAATGGACAACTCAGGGCTCAGGTTCTTTCACTCGGTTATCTGGGACAAGGTTAATCCGGGACGGCCAAGCGCCGGCTAGAGGCTGCCGCCAGCGCGCCCGACATGTTCGCAGAAATCGAACGCCGTGCGATTCCAATACAAGAGGCGCTGATTTGAACGAGGCTGGCAAACTCTGGGTGACAGATGCGGAGCTGATCCGCATCCTTGGCGTGCCCGAGGACGTCGGCCGGGAAGCCCTCAAGAAGCTTGACGCCAACCCCCGCAGCAAATTTCCCCGCCGTGATCTTGTCTGGGGAAATCGTCGTTACCTGCCCGCCGTCATTCGCCGTTTCGAGGAAGACCATGGTATGGTGCCCAAAGGCGCGGCTAGGCTGATCCCCGAACCCCTCGACTCCGCGAGGTTGCCGCGCCCTCTCCCACCGCGGAGCGCCATGGAGAGGCAACAATGACACGGCAACCGCCGCGCATAGACGACGCGCCTGGCCTAGTCCTTACTCCCCGCAAAACCGAAGGCTTCTGGTCCGCCACCTGGCGGGCACAGGAGCGCGGGTTCAAGCCACAATATCGCTGGCTGTCCGTCGTGGATGACGACCCCGACCAAGAGTTGCGGGAATATATCGCGAGCTGGTGCCAGGTGCTCCAAGCCGAAATGCACGAGTGGAGGCGCGGCCCGATGGCCCGACCCTTTGACGGCACCCTCAAGAGCCTGATCGAACACTATCAGGCCGACCCAGATTCGACGTTCAAGACGATCAGGTACAACACCCGCAACAACTACGTTAGCAAGCTCCGCAAGTTGCTCGAGCACGGCGCCGAGCCGCTAGAGAAACTGACCGCCCGGAACTTCTTGGGCTGGTACAGGGAGTGGAGCAATGGCCGCACCCACGAGGGGCACTCGTGCATTTCCATGCTGCGGACCGTCATTAGCTACGGGGCGACCTACCTGGAAGACCCCGAGGCGATCCGGCTCAAGGCTATCTTAAACGGCATGAAGTTTAGCGCTGGCAGTCCGCGCACTAAGGTGCTCACCGCCGAGATGGTGGTGGCGATCCGCGCCAAGGCCCACGAGCTCGGGCGTCCGTCCATTGCCTTGGCCCAGGCACTGCAATTCGAATGCACTTTGCGGCAGAAGGACGTCGTTGGGGAATGGGCGCCGATGGACGAGCCGGGCATGTCGGCCATCCACGACCGCGGCAAGAAATGGATGAGGGGGTTACGGTGGGAGGAGATTGACGCCAACCTGATCCTGCGTCACGTAACTAGCAAGAAACAAAAGGAAATCGTTGTTGACTTGAAGTTGGCGCCCATGGTGATTGCAGAATTAGCCGTCCCCAATTTGTATACAAATTTGGGACAGAAGCTCGGCCCCATGATCATCGATGAGAAGACCGGCCTGCCCTACCGGACATTTGCCCAGCGTTGGCGGCCGATAGCTCGAGCGGCGGGGGTGCCTGACGACGTATGGCAGATGGATACCCGGGCCGGTGCCATTTCCGAGGCGACCGACGTGGCTCCGCTGGAGGACGTGCGGCACGCCGCGGCGCATAGCAATATTAGTATGACGCAGCGCTACAGCAGGACCGGCGCCAAGAAAACGGCGCGGGTGATGTCTCTTCGCGCTGCACTGCGAACAAGGAAGGATAACCCATGACAAACACGGACGCAGCCTTGGTGATGAAGGCGCTAGCCCTCATCCTCG